CCTTTGGTAAGATCGCTGTACAGGCTGTAGTTCTCGCTGGTGAGTTTTATGATATGCGGTGTCCTCTCGCTGCGGAGTTTAAAGTTGGTGATTCCTGGGCTGAGACACATTAATGTTGGGCTAAAAAGGGGAAAAGCATGAAGACAGTTGACACGCTAGTAAAAGATATTTACCAGTTAATGGAAACCAAAGAGGTAGCTAGAGGAGTGGACCTAGATGATATCTGCAAACGATTTGGCAAAGCAATGGAGGATATCCTTAAAGGTGAACTCCAGCCCCGTAAAGATAATAGAAGGTTACGTTTGTCCGCTATTGGGAAGCCAGACCGACAAATATATAACAAGTATCATGGTGTTCCAGCAGAGCCCATCAGGGGAGCTACGTTTATCAAATTTCTTTATGGGCACCTTACGGAAGCAATGATGGTAGCACTTGTCGAGGCCAGTGGGCACACCTGTACTGATATGCAAAAGGAAGTAGAAGTAGCTGGCGTCAAAGGGCACATTGATGGTCGTATTGATGGTGTCCTCATGGACATCAAGAGTGCTTCATCATTTGGCTTTAAGAAGTTTGCTCGTAACACTCTCCATGAAGATGATCCTTTTGGCTACATCGCACAGCTTAAGGCTTACGCACATGCAGAAGGCGACACTAAGTACGGGTGGTTAGCTTTTGACAAGCAGAACGGTACACTGGCATGGCTTCAGTACGACCAGGAAAACACTACGGCACCCTACTATGACGCTATAGACTGGGACGTAGAGGAGCATATAGAGCGCCTAAAAAAGATGGTATCGGGGGAGCTTCCTTCTCAATGCTTCTCCGATGTACCGGACGGAAAAAGTGGAAATCGCAAGCTCGCTATGGGTTGCAGCTACTGCGACTTCAAGCACACATGCTTTCCAGAGTTGCGTACCTTTCATTACGCAAGTGGACCAAGGTACTTAACAGTGGTCGCAAAGGACCCCAGAGCTATGGAGATTCCTGATGATTTCTAAACCTAACTATCGTAACAAGTTTGAGCAAGGGATTGGTGAGGCTCTGGGCCCCAAGTGGGAGTATGAGCCCTTTAAGATTGATTACACAGTATACAGGACCTACACCCCTGATTTTGTACTAACCATTAGTGACTACTTTAACCTTTATGTAGAGGCCAAAGGGTACTTCAGGCCAGGAGATAGGCAAAAGTACAAGGCTATAAGGGACTCTCTAACTGAAAGTGGATGTGCTGAGCTAGTATTTTACCTGCAATACCCTAACAAAAAGGTACAAAAGGGCGCTACACTAACGATGAGTGGCTGGTGTGACAAAGAAAGCATACAATGGGTAACCACAGTTGAAGATTTAGAGGCATTGGGGGTGAAATATGGACACATTTGAGGGGTTACGTGATAAAATATTACATAAGCTTGACGTTATTGAGTTGGTAGAGATGTTCGATATTACTACTGAGGACATTTTAGACCGCTTTGAGGACCGTTTAGAGCTATTTGAGGTCGTATTACAGGAGTATTTGAGAGATGAGTAAGGCGTTAGACAAACAAGTGGGTGGAGGGCATTACAAGGACTGCAAAATACAACCTATTGAGTACATTGTAGCTAACAAGATGAACTACTGTGAGGCTAACGTAGTAAAGTATATCACTAGGCACCACCTTAAGGGCGGCATTGAGGACATTAAAAAGGTCATTCATTACTGCGAATTGTTAATTGAACTGGAGTACAGCGATAATGACTGAAATATACCTAGTAGGTACTGAGGAGTCCCCTAAGACTAACCAGTGGTTAGCCATGACCAACAGTGAGGCAGAGGCCAAGAACCTCTTAGACACACTTGAGGGCGCTACAACCTTCAAAACTATTGAGGTTAATGAACGTAAGACCCAGTGGAGGCAGAAACGATGAAGGTAGTTGAGGGTAATTTCGGTAAACAAGAGCCTGAAGAGGCTGAGGTGGACATGAACACACACTTACACGACAACATAGTGTCCAGTGGGTTAGGTGACATGTTAGAGGGTAGCTATGTGCTGTTTGCTGACTGTGAGGACTACTACTTGCTAACAAACTGTTCAAGTCCTGGGGAACTTTTGATACGCCTACGGTTAGCTGAGAAGGTCCTTATGGACCAGATCATTATGATGGAGGTGGACAATGGGTGATATCAGCAAACACTTCAGCAGATCAGAGTTCGCCTGTAACTGTAATGAAGAGTGTGGGTGTGACACTGTAGACGCTGAGCTACTAGAGGTGCTGGAGAAGCTTAGGGAGCACTTCAAGCAGCGAGTGACTATCACTAGTGGTCATAGGTGCCCTGACTATAACAAACAAGTAGGCGGTAAGCCTAAGTCAGTACATCTGACAGGTAAGGCAGCGGACATCTCTGTGTATCTCACATTCCCAAGCACTGTAGCTCAGTACCTAAGGGCACAGTACCCAGAGAAGTATGGCATTGGAGAGTACACTACGTTCACACATGTGGATACGAGGAACTACAGAGCACGTTGGAAGGGAGAGAATGTATGATGGATGAATATCAAAAGTTTATAGGGGCAAGTCGTTATGCACGTTGGTTGCCTGAAGAAGGACGGAGGGAAGATTGGGTAGAGACTGTAGGGCGGTACTTTGACTTCTGGCGTAAGCGATTAGTAAACCAACCCCCAGCAGTTTTCAAAGCACTGGACGAATGCGAGAATCAAATGCTTAACTTAGAGTCTATGGGCTCAATGCGAGCACTGATGACAGCAGGGCCTGCGCTAGATCGTGATAACGTGGCAGGCTTTAACTGCTCCTACCTGCCTATAGATCACCCTAGAGCCTTTGATGAGCTCATGTACATACTTCTGTGTGGCACAGGTGTTGGTTACAGTGTTGAACGTCAATACATTACTAAGCTACCTGAAGTAGCTGAGGAGTTCCATGAGTCAGACAGTACTATTGTCGTACCAGATAGCAAAATTGGTTGGGCCAAAAGCTTTAGACAGCTTGTTAGCCTACTATATGCAGGGGAGATTCCCCAGTGGGACACGAGTAAGGTTCGTGCAAGTGGGGAGCCCCTCAAAACATTCGGAGGTAGAGCTTCTGGACCTCAGCCCCTTATCGACCTGTTCGTATTTACAACTGAACTATTTAGGAACGCGAAGGGTCGCAAACTTTCTTCTTTAGAGGCACATGACTTATGTTGCAAGATAGCAGAGGTAATCGTAGTTGGAGGCGTTAGGCGGTCAGCTCTTATTAGTCTGTCTAATCCTTCTGATGGTCGTCTTAGGAGTGCAAAGAGCGGCCAATGGTGGCTGGATAACGGACAGAGAGCGTTGGCTAATAACTCTGCTTGCTATACTGAGCGCCCTGAGTTTGATTTCTTTCTGGATGAGATGAGGGCATTATATGAGTCTAAGAGTGGTGAACGGGGCATATTCAGTAGGGTGGCCGCACAGAAAATTGCAGCAAAGAACGGCCGTAGGGATGCCGCATTTGAGTTTGGTACGAACCCATGCTCAGAGATCATTCTACGACCCAACCAGTTCTGTAATCTCTCCGAGGTTGTGGTTAGAGCTGAGGACACGCTTGAGACTCTTAAGGAGAAAGTCAGGACGGCAACTATACTTGGGACACTCCAAAGCACCCTCACAGACTTTAGGTATTTACGGAAGATATGGAAGACCAATACAGAGGAGGAAGCTCTTCTGGGCGTATCACTAACAGGTATTATGGACCATAAGGTTATGAGCGGTCGCCAGCCAGCATGGGACGTAGCACAGAAAGGAGGAGTTATTTCACTTGAACAAACACTTACAGCATTAAAGGAGGTAGCTATTGAAACGAATAGAGAATGGGCTAAGAAACTTGATATTAACCCTTCTGTTGCTATCACTTGTGTCAAACCTAGTGGCACGGTATCTCAACTGGTCAATAGTGCTAGCGGTATACACCCTCGCTTTAGCCCTTACTATATTCGTACAGTAAGAGCTGATAAGAAGGACCCTATGGCACAGTATATGATGGACGCTGGGTTCCCTTGGGAGACTGATGTAACTAAAGAGTCCACTGCAGTCTTTAGTTTCCCTGTGAAGGCCCCTGAGGGCGCTGTGTGTACTAAAGAGATGGGTGCTATGGA